AACATCCTGGGACTCACCATACGACGGGGCTATATATGAAGCGCCGAATTATGATAATACATACATTTTTAACCCCAATAAAAAGCTATATGCCTCAATAGACATTGGACAATCAGATGCTTGTGCAATTGGTTTTGCTCAATTCAATGGAGATGATATTAATTTTATATACAGTTTTGAATTAATAAACACATCATTAGAAAATATTAGCAAAATTATAAAACAATATTTAGAAAAAATATCATGCAATTTGTCAAATTTTGAACTATTCGCCCCTCATGATGTTGAAGTTAGAGACACATGGAGTGGTGTATCAAGAATGCAAAATTTAAGAAATTATGGATTTAATGTGACAAGAGTATTAAAAACTGGTATAATGGACGGTATAGAATATGTTAGAACAATATGGCATAATATAAAATTTAATGAAAAAGATAACTTTCAGTGCATAGAAAACATTAAAAAATATGTTACAAATAAATACACTAATATGCCAGAACATAGATTTAGTCACAGTCCTGATATGGTTAGATACATGAGTATTGGATATAAAAGCATTAAAGGTGCTACAATATATCAACCTTATCAAAAATATGAAAGGAGAATATAACAATGGGTGGTAATGCAGGAAATTTTATCTCTGGTGGAGATTGGGCGCCCAATTCTAATGCAGGGGCAGAGCAAGCATTAAGAGAGGCAAACGAAAAAGCAAAAAAATTAAAACAAGAACAAGACGCTTTAGACAAACAAAAGCAAGCTGAACAAGATGCGCTGAATCTTAAGCAATTAAATAGATTAAAAACATTAACTGGCTCTGGCGGGTTAACTCCACCTGCACCAAACACCAGTTTGTTGGGGTAAAAAATGGATAATGAAAATTTAAAACTCTTATATCAAGAATCAATGAATGAGCTTAATACATTTTCTGCACAGATGAGTGACATTAGAAAATTATGTTATAACAATACCAATAGTTACGGCGTTGATAATAAAACAACAGGAGAAAGAACTGATTTATATTGTTATAATAGTAGAGTTCCTACTTCAGTTACCCAATTTGCAGCCACAATGGTTAGCATTGTTGCCCCAATTGGAACAAAGTTTTTTGATATTGGTACTAATGATAAAATTGATGAAAAATCAATGCAAGAATTTACAAAAAATAGTGCTGATGTATCTCAGACAATATTTTTAAAATTAAATAATAGCAACTATTACCAAGCATTACATGAATCAATGCTTGATATAGCCAGTGGAACTGGTGGTTATATTATAAATTTTGACAATAATAAAAAAGAGTTAAATTTTAAGTCATTAGATTTATCTACTGTTGGATTTTTAGAAGATGAAAACGGAATTGTAAATTATGTATTTAGAAACCTTGGAGATTTTAACAAAAGCAAAAGATTAAGACTGTATCCAAATTTAGATTTTGGAGATGCAGATATTTTAAGTTTGGTTGAAATAGTATATCCTTCTAATAATGAATTTGTACACATAATAACAGATAAAAATTTAAAAAATATTTATAGTGAAGTTAAATGGAAAACTAACCCATTTATTATATATAGATGGGGGAAATTATCAAACGAAAATAGAGGAAGGGGACCATTAAACAATATACTTGGTGCAGTAAAGCTTGCAAATACAATGTTTGGCGACATTATAACAGCTTCTGCTAAAATAATTGACCCACCATATTTAGTATCTGACAATGGTTTAATGAACCCTAATAATTTAAGAATAGAACCAGGCGCATTAATAACATTAAGAGATAACATGTCAAGGTTTGAGCCTCTTTCTCAAGGTGGTAATTTGCCATTTGCATTTCAAGAAGTCAATATGATTAATGCAGAAATTGATAATGCATTAATGATAAATAGATTAGGTCAAGTGGGTAATGCAACATTAACTGCAACTGAGGTAAATGCCAGAATGCAAAATGATTTACAAGTTCTTGGGTCCGCTTATGGAAGAATGCAAAGAGAATTACTTAACTCAACATTTGATAGAATTATTGAGCTATTTGAGAAGTTTGATGTTATTCAACCATTAACAAATTCAGTTGATATGAACGGCAATATCAAATCAAGAAAAGTTACTTTCAAATATAACTCTCCACTTATACATACTCAAAACCAAAATGAAGTGCAAAAATTATTACAATCCATTCAGGCTTTAGCCAATGCAACAGGTCAAGAAGCACAAGAGTATATAAACGCTGGATATAAAATAAACAAATTGCCAAATTGGTTTGCTAAAAATATTGGAGTTGATATGTCTTTAGTTAATACAGATGAGGAGGTAAACAATAATTTAGATGAATTTGCAAAAGCAAAAGCGGCACAACAGATTGCTCAAATAAATATGTCTAATCCAGCATTAGGAAGTCAACCAGTTAACACAGGAGTAATTCAATAATGTTTACTGAAATAATAACAAAATTTAGCAATTTAATATCAAAGCCTAAACAACACGTAAGTATCTTATTTAAAATAAAAGAAATATTAAATACTGAAGATGGGTCTGAAATGCTAGAGTGGTTAATATATCAAAACATATTAAACGTAGGCAAAATAAGCTCTTCTAATGAAGCCTTATACCAACAAGGTAAAATAGATTTAATAAAAGAGTTTATAGCAATAAAATCACTTAACGAAGAACAACTTAATAAAATAGGAGAAAAATATGGAAGAGACAATTCAACATACTAGTGCTGAACAAGTAGTAGCTACAGAATCTGCCCCAAAATGGTATATAGATGAGTCTATAGCAGGTACTGGAGATAGGCCAGAGTGGATACCTGAGAAGTATAAGACAGTAAAAGATGCCGTACTTGGTGGAACTGAGGCTGTAAAAATGTACACAAAAGCATTTGGCGCACCAGAAGGTGGGTATAAATTAGATTTTGAAGCACCAGAAAGCCCACTTTTAAATATATTAAAAGATACAGCAAAAAATAAAAACCTTAGTAATGATATGTTTAATAGTTTTATAAATGATTTTGTTAATAACGAAAAAATATACCTTGAAAAACAAAATTTAGAAATTGAAAACACTAAAAAAACCATTGGGGCAGAAAGAATAGATAGCATTAATAACTTTATTGCCAATCTTAAGTTGCCAGAAGGTAATGCAAACATAATAAAAAATTCATTATTTACAGATATTAAAAACTTTGAGGCAATTGAATCATTAAAAAAATCAATTGATGAAAAACTTTCTTCAATGCAACCGTCAATATCTAATGTTAAAGCTGACACTGAAGACCCAAGAGAGAGTTTAAAAAAACTTTATGAATCTAAAAGCTACAGGTTAAACCCTGGACATTATGCTTCACGAGTAACAGAGTTAGCTGATTCTATAATTAAGGCTGGGCTATGACAATACCTATACAATCAACAAAACAACAGTTCTCCATAATTTCAGGTGGTCAACAATTAAGTGCTACATTAAATATTACTGTAGTTGATAATAATAATATTCAGATATATTACAATACAACATTATTAAATAATACATTGTATTCAATATCTGGGAATCAAATAACATTTACTCCAGAATTATATGGTCCAGCAATTGTAACAATATTAAGTGTAGAGCCTGACTCAAGAACTTTAGACGTTAATACTGCATCTATGTGGGTGGCTGAGGTTATTAACAATCAATTAGATAGGTTAACATTAGTTAGTCAACAAATTGATAATAAAATTGCAGTAACACTTAGACCAGAAGAAACCATAGGGACTACTTTGCCCCCTCTTGAAACCAGAAGAAGTAAAGCGGTAGTATTTGACCAATTCGGGCAGATGGACGTTACTGCGGTAAACCCTGGTAACATTGATTATTATGTTGCTTTAGCTAAAGAATACTCGGAAGATTCAGAAGCTTTTGCAGTTGAGTCACAGGGCTCAGCTAGTAAAGCTCAACAATGGAGCGAAAAAGACACAGAAGTTGAGCCAGGTAAATATTCAGCAAAATATTGGGCTGAACAATCTAGTTTGATATCCATAC